TGAGGAATAAGAACGACAGGAACACCATGGAACTGAGGAATAAAACCATTATTCCAACGCTGATCCTTCATATTATCAGAAATCCAAGAGGTATTATTAGGAATCATCTTTACTGCAAACTCACGTGTGCAATAGATGGTAGGAGCACCATAAGCGCTCGCAATAGTAATCAGCTGATCCATACCATCTGGATCGAAGCCAGCGGTAGAAATCTGATTGGCAGCAGGAAGCTGGGTAACAGCGCCCTGCATAGCAGCAGCAATTTCACGAGAAATAAGCTCGTTCATTGCATCCATAACGATCTGAGCGACCTCGCCGAAGTCAGCACGACCATCAAGGAACTCTTCAAAGCCGATCTGATATGCGCCGCCGATAGCAGAAGTCACAACGCGGAACTGAGTTTCGCCAAGCTTGAAGACTTCATATACGCCAGCCAGACCAACACGAGTTACAAACTGCTTTGCACGCACACGGCCAAGCTTACGAGTGAAGATAGGCTGAGTGCTCTGAGGGAAGGTACGAACTTCTGCGAAACGGCCATAGAAATCCTCAACCTGCTTTGGAAGAAGATCGCTAACAGCCTCTTCGATCAGACGATATGCCTTCTCACGATTTTCTCTAACATCGTCAGAGAGATTCTTTAACTCCTTGCGGAGGGTTTCATTAATAGCAAACTTACTGAGTTGCTCACCATTATAGCTATAAGTTCCAGAAGGACTAATCTGGAGAGCAGCTTTCATGAGAGCAAGAATATCTTTTCTTTCCATTATTCTGCACTCCTTTCAATTACTTAACGCGCTGAATCTTCACGCCGGGCTGAAGGTCAGGCATATTATACTTCTTAACAACGACCCACTCTTGATCAGTAACGTCGCCACTAGTAGAAAGATAACCAGTAGCCTTGTTAATCTTAAGAACACTACCAACGCTAAGATTTGCATAAGTCTCGGTAATGCAGTTTGTGGTCATAATGTCACCGGGCTGAGTACGAAGAAGACGAGGAACCATAGTAGTTCCAGCTGGCATCATACCGCCACTAGGAGCAACTTCCATAAGGTCATCGCCAGTGCCAGACTGGTTAAGAGTATTGTAATGATAATAACCATCATTACCCATTGCATTATAAACAAGAGCTTGATAATTGCTCTTCTTCATAGCAAAATCAGCATCCGTTTGATAATCTTCATAAACCTTTACTTCATTAAAAACGAGTAGCCATTCACCTGGAAGGGTGCCAGCAGTATCAATCTTTACTAAGCCGTCCTTATAATCGTACTTAGCAAACTGACCGTTTTCAAGCAGGGTAATAGAACTATCCGCTGGAAGCTGTGCATAAATCTGACCGTTACGACGAGCAGAAAGATGGTTAGGCTCGACTTGACCATAACCATACTGTACGCACTGAGCTACAGGGCTTAAACGAGTAGTAGCTAAAGCCATAATACTTTACACTCCTTATCAAATATTTATCTAGTGCTTTAAAGATAGCTATTAGCTATCTTTCTCGCTTTCAGCGAGTCTTACTGCTTTAACCCACTCGGGAGCACTGTCATTGTCCTCTAAACCCTGTAGGCTAAAGTTAGTTGGAACAGGTGTATTATCGTCATCCTCAGTAGAAGGATCTACGAAACTCACCTTATTACGGAAACAAATTACAGATAATTTAGCTTCAATTTCGTCTACAGAATACTTATCAATATTCTCACGAACTTCAGCTTTATCTTCGTCAGAAAGCATGAAGAACTCGGCAATCTTAGCTTCCTTATCAACTCTTTCAGCTTGAAGCTTAAATTCCTTTAAGCTCTCCAGCTCAGCGGTAAGGTTACTAATTTGCTCATTCAGACGATCTCTTTCTTCAACAAGAGCAGAATAATTTGCATTTAATTCAACATACTCAGGAATTTCATCGAGATTATATTTTTCTTTCTCCTTGTCTTCTTCTTCTTCATCGTCATTATCTTCATCATCTTCTGTATCATTATCAGAATCGGGATCTTTTTCTTCATCAGAATTGTCCTCTTCTTCTTCATTTTTCTTATAATTGTCATTATCCTCCATTGAGAACGCAAAATTCTCTACTGGAACATAATCTACAACTACTTCTTGCAATGTCTCAGCAGTTTCAAGACCTGCTTCGGTCCAAGAAAAGTCTAATCTGAAAAGTTTATTATCTACTCGACTCTGAAGGATAGCGAACTTTTGAGTCCCTTCCTCGTAAATACCGCGCAGCCCATAAGTAGAACCGAATTCGCTATTCTCACGAGGATAAGTTGCCTCTAAGTAATTATAGATAGCGCACCATAAAGCGTCACCAATCTCTACAATGTAGGTGGTAAACTCCATTTTGGCTCCTCCTTCATTTAAAGCGTCTTTAACTTCGTTCATTAATGAGAAGAGCGAAGTCTTTAACTACTCAATTTCTTTATTAAATTGTAAAGCGAATTGTGCCTGAACGGAGGCTCCTTCAAAACAAGGTTCATAATCTTCGCCCAAAATACACAATTTTTCTATCAATGCCTCATTTATAATAAAAATTTCATGCTAACTATTGGCTCGTTTTGTCCAAACGCCACCAATGCTCTCGTTATTAAGTTCCATAGACTGGTTGTTACCCTTATCGAATACTCTTTTAGACTCGGGATAAGCCGTTGTCCAAATATAAACTTCACAACAAAGGTACTCATGATCAATACCATCATCGGTAAAGGTCTAAAACCAAATCTTAGAATCCGTAGGAACAAAGCCATAAGGCTTAGTTAAATCAAGAATTTCAAATTTATCAGTAGTAATCTCAATTTTTCTACTGTGTTCTTCAAAATCTTCTATATCTTCACGATAATATCCAACTACAGGACTTCCAGGTAACTTTCTACCCATTTCCATCGCAGTTGCTCTATCTATACTAGTTCCATTTCGATTGTCACCGATATAGAAAACTTTTGCAACTCCTTTTGTAACAAGAGGAGAAACTTGAGTTTGCTCAATGAACTCTATGGTATCTTGTTTTGCGACACTTAAATGCATTGGCATAATAAATCCCTCCTCTTATTTGCCAGCAGCTTCGCGATTAGCAATCGTTTTATCTGATTTTTGAGAGTCATCCTTTTCTGGACGCCCAGCCCCACTTTCAGAATTACTGTTGCTACTACTATTACTACCACCATTGCCAGTCTATTGACCCCGTAAAACATTACCATTCATGGTAGAACTCATCATTGGTGGGATCATACTTTCAGCAAGATGTAAAATATCATTCTCAAAATTAATGGTGGCCAATACGCTAGACTAAGACTATCCAAGCGCAACCTGCGGAAGCGTCTTGTTATAGCCCATTTGGGCTTGCTCTTTGTATAACTTAGCCATCTCTTTGTAATTATATTGGGTGGTTTCTAATAAATCGAACTTGAATACATGATTCTTTTTACTAAATTTGCCCACAATTCTATTAAACAAACTATTTAAACGCAATATTAAATCACGAATACTCGCTTCATCATTTAATATTGAATTAGTTACTGCAATATTTGTATCTGCATTGAACAAATCCTAGGAGATACCGGAATTGTTAAACACGGTACGTTCAACCTTTTGCAGATCATCTGCTTTAGTAACAGAGTTTGTATCTCTCATATCTGCAACATCAATGTCAGCAAATGTAGTTAATACATCAACTCCAACTGCGCGCTTCAACATTGCTACAGCGTTATTATGAATATCTTTAGCTTCATCTACATCAAAGATTAAGTCACCATTTTTATCTAGTGGTAACTTTTGAATAACAATCTTCAATAATTGCTAAAGAGTTTTCTTTCTATCAAGATCTTGAGCAGCGTCTAAGTCTATAATAGAAGGAATAACGCCAACAAGAGGAGGAAACTCACTGTCGTTTAACGAAATCTTAACAGCAAATTTAGGGTCAAGCATAAACCAGCAGCTTTTATCTCCTGGATAATCGCCCTTCAATTTACCCTACTTATAAGCGACATACGCTTTCTAAACCTCTTTAGGAAATAGCTTTAGAATTTGAATCCTATATTGAGGATTAGGAAAATAGGCATCAAAGAATTGAAGATTTAATTCTACGATAGGATCAGTACCGGAGAAATAACGACTGCGGCAGTAGCTTGCTGGCAGCTTCTAGATAGAGAAGCGGTCGTTAAAATCCATGATGTATCCATAATATACACCATACTTTATAACTTCTAGGGCTATATCTCCACAGGTACGTTTTACCTCAGAATTATCAAGATAAATAAGAGCCTTCGCAAAATCATTTAACACAGTTTTATTATTATCTCTATCGTCTTTTTTTATAATATAAGGAGTAATGTACCAATCATATCTATAAAGAAAAGCCAAATAACGGCAAAGACGATAATAAATACCGCTTGCTTCATAGAAATAATCAGATACATTTCTCAACGAATCATAATCATGTTTGTATATTGCACGAAGGATAAATGATTTATCTCCATATTGTGAGTTAACTTTCCGATAGGTACCAAGGTTGAGGATCGCATCATCGAGCTGCCGCACACCAACTTTAAGTTTCGCGTAGTCCAGCTCGTCAAATAAATCCAACTCCCTTGAGGCAGTACGAATTCCTGCTCCTACGAGATTAAAACCTTTGTCTTTGATCTCTTGCTATCTTTGTTTGAGAACCAAAGATTCCAACCTCCTTAATATCCCGCCTTGGCCATTATATAGTCATACGAGATAAGATGTTCTTCCGTAAATGGGATTTCTACTAAGTTAATTCCATGAAGGGCACAATAACGTCTCTTCTAAGTGTCATTGTACTTCTACTAATATAAACCTCTAGCTCCACCGAATTTACTTACAGCTTGATAATGCTATTTACCTTGATATTCAATTAAAAAATCAAGATTACCATCATCATCGAATATAGCAAAATCGAATCGAAGAGGACGTCCGGAGGGCGCTTTTAATCCAGGGAACTCATATTCTTCTTGGAAATTAACTTCATATCTCTTTAAAATTTCTTCTATCTTTATTTCGGCTCTTGATGCTCGCACATTGCTACCTCCTTAATTAATAAACATCATATCTGCTATTCTTCCTCTTTTTTTCTTCTTTTGACTATCTTCTTCTTGTTTTATATAATACAAACCATACTCAAAAGCAGAAAACTTATCTTTGGGTATAGATTTATTAGCCTATTTAAGAATAATATTAATACCTTCGGTTTCTTCTCTGAGATTTCCCATCTCTTCACGTAATATGGAAGTTAAGGTATATGGTTTTAAGTATTCTGCCCTTTCTTCGGGTTTCATTGCCTAACCCTTGACCGTTCCCAACAATTTCGCCTTTGCTACACGCTCGTCAACAAGCAAACGGACTTTTCCGGCATTAAGTTGAGTCTACGCATTAGCATGGGCCTCACTGTTAATGGGCGCGTTTGCTTTGATGAGGTACATAGCATCATACTCTGTGGTATCGGTACGGAATTTGCGATATTCTTGATCAGCGCCATCATAGGTTCCACCATAAACACCAAAGTCAGGGAGAAAATCTCCAAGCTCATCTTCTTGGGATTTTACCATGTAATCAATAAGACCAATACCAAGACCATTAGCGTCGATGATAATTCTCTTTGCTTTGTACTTATAATAGAGTTTCTTTAGCTTAATTGCCTAATCTTCAAAGTGTTCATCTTCCAAAGTATAGATATTTACTAACGATTTAAAAGCTGGCCCCTAAGATTGAGGAGTAACTTTAAATACGCAGACAACAGTATCGCATTTCTTTCGACCAACGTCTACAGAAAGAATATAGTATGCTTTTGCACTTGAGCGACCACTAGCCTCATACTCCGGCTAATTTAATTTTCTTGCTCTATCGAACGCTTCACCATTAAAGAAAGCGTCTTCAACAGTACCAGACCACTTCGACTCATATTCTCTATCGAACGAAGCCTCATTAAATGTGCCATCATTCTTTAAACTCTGTACAAAATTTCGCTATACAAGACCTACAAGTGCGGGAATCCGCCATGTGCCTCCCATAACGAAGGCTTCGCCAGGCTCAGTAACCATGCGAACTAGTAGTGTAATAAGTTTCTCGTATGGAAATGAACTCTTCCACCCCGCAGTCGTAATATATGCCTGACTTTTATTTAACACTTCTTTTGACTACACGCTGCCATCTAGACATCGTCGGTCAACGTTCATCATGGGTATAAGCACTTCATTCAAAATAGTGCCATCTACACCAACGCACTCTTCGATGAGTCCACCATGTCTACGTTTACCACGTGAACTCTCTCTTGCTGCGACGTTGTCAAAATAGGAGCCATTTCGAAAAACATATTTACAATAATCTTTTCCTTCCTATGATACGCCTCGTCGCCTATCTATCTCCTTATCAAACGCAGGAACAAGGGTGCAAATTTCTCCCACTTTTTCTTTTACGATACCTGCTGCCTGCTCTTTACCTCCAGAAGTTACAAATAATTTTGCTCCTGGATATAGCACACATCGTATCATAAGAACCAACACCGAAAGGAAAGATTTTGAATAAGCGCGCGGAAAGACCATGTACACATATCGGTATCGCATGCTTACTCGTAAGAATACTCGCTGATAGAAGTAGAAGTTAAGATCTTTTTTTCTTTCCGGATCTCCTCCGGTCTGCATAAAATCTACCATGAGATCTGGATATTCTCTCCAAAAAGCAATATACTTTCTTGCTACTGGAATAATAGCCTAGAGTCGCTCTTCAGAAATACCTATCTTTTTTCCGCTAGTAGAAAGGTTAAGTAAGTCAGCTAATGCCACTATCTTCACTCTCCTAATCTAATGCAGCATCTTCTTCTTCAAATTCATTGAAATCTGAAAAATCATCATCAGATAGAACTTTCATTGCATCTTCACTAAACATCTACTCTTCCAAATCTTCATCAATATCATCAACGTCAACTTGAGCTTCTCTTTCCTTATCGGCCTCGATTTTCTTCAGCGCCGATTCGATCATAGTACCCAAATTAGCTTCTTCATTAATTAAAGTTTGAGTATATGTTTGTAAATCTTGTATAGTTCTATCTACTTTGTCATTAGGTGTATCTACATAATAACGTGGAATAAAACCTTCTCTTTCACATAATGCAACTAACTCTCCAATGGAATCAATAACATTACCACTTTCACCCTTGTTTTGAGCCGCGGTAAACTTACCTGACTTCATAAGCGAATCATAAGCTTTTTGCATCTTTGTAAAACCGTCAATATCGCCGGCATCCAACAGCTAATTCGCTTTTAGGGAAGCCTTGCAAATCATAATCAGAGTATCCTTGTGTCCAGCACCTTGAATGTCGTAGGAGGCCATCATATCATTATACAATTGCTCCATACGAACCCATTCTTCCGGCCGGTATCCATGACCCCACTTAAGTCGCAGCATGAGTTTATCCTCATGAGTGAGAGCGTCAACGATAGGATTATCTTCCTCTTCCATATCGTCAACCACGGGCAAAGGCACTAATAGGTCGTCTTCCGCAGGCGCCGCAGCATTTGCAACAACAAGGTTTTTAGGTTTTGGAGGAGTCCTATCTATAGAAAGCTATTCTTCAATTTCCTCACCAGAGTATCCCTAAGCCTTCATCTTAGTGACCTTCTCTTGTAGGATTTGCTCCTCTATCTTCGGTCCATCTTCCCAATGTTTATCATTCCACTGTTTTAACTTCATCTTGGATAGATACTTTCCAAGAATCGTCATGCCAGTAATTTTTTTCCCATCGACAGCATTTTTCTCAAGAATTGAATCCCACCATTCTTTCACATAGGGGACATCAATTTCCTTCAAAATCCATTTGTATGTCTCTGGATCCCAGTTATCGACATGCATTGTAATGCATTTCTTACACTAATTTAATTTACCACCATCGGGATATTTTTCTAAGTTACGAGAAGTATAAAACTGGCCTTCATCCATTGTCTTCCCGCAAACTTCACAATAATGGCTCATAATATCATCCCTTCTTCTTATTTCTACAGCACTTACAAATACTATAGAATCCGTCTTTGCTAGTCCTATTTATTGAAAAAAAGTTATTATGAGCTGGTTTTAATTGCCCACATCTTGAGCATCGTTTAAAAGGTAGATTTTCCTTCTTGTAAGTAAAAGTAATAAAATCATTCTCTGCCTATTGAGCAATTAATTTAGGTATCTTATTCCTCCATAGGCTAGAGATATACTCCAAACTATGCTTAATCGCAAATTCAGCTTCCAGCGTTTTCTAAATCTCTACATTCTACATCTTATCTATCTTACATTCTACAATCCGCATATACACAGGCTCATTCTCAAGAGCTTTATCACACGTATTTTCAAAATCCTAGATAAGATACCAAGTATCAGATTCAAAGTTCTCCGAA